ACTTGGCCTAGTGTGGCCCACACATTTAGATGTGGGATTCCTACTAGTCCTCGTTAGTGTTAGCCTGAATTGCCCGTAAGGGACTTAATCAGTTAACACAACCACCAGGGGTTCACTCCCTACAAAAGCTGTAGGGGAGTGACTCACATTTTAAAGAGTGTGGGTCTCTTTGCAACAGGAGGTTATTATGACTGTTCCCGCAAGGGATAATGGCTTTGGTGAACACCAGTTTGCCGAGAATTTTGCCAAACATCATATTTATAACAACTATAAGTATCCAGAGGAATCTCGTAGTTGGGTTGAATATGAATTAGGCGTTCCCGTGCACACTTGTAATCGTGGTCCGAAATCTTCGAACCAGCCAAGGCTCCTGACTTTGTCAGGACCTGCTTGGAGAGATCCAAGTAAGTACAGTCGTAACGTTTCCGATATAACTCATTTGCTCGGCCGGCATAAAAACCAGTCGGGACTTCCCTTTTGGGACCTAGATTTCGAGGTTCTAAACCGCGAATGGTTATTCAATTGGGATTTTGAGGAAAGTCGGTTCGCTGTTGCAGCTGGTGTTCCCTGGCCCTCAGATCTTGAAAGTGAGGCGATCACGAAAGTGATCAAGAAACTAAAAGATCGAAAGGCGTCAATCGGCGAAGATCTAGCCGAAGCTGGGAAGACCTATCACTCATTAACAACGGAGATCGGGAATTTAGCCCGAGCTCTGTATGCCGTGAAACACGGAAATATCCGTGAAGCCGTGAGGCGTATTTCAGACGGCAGGGGTATCGTTCGTCGTGGCGCAGATTTATTTCTGCAATACAAGTACGGATGGAAACCCATAATGAGCGATATATATGGTATGACGGAGTTACTGAAGGAGCAATGCAAACCTGCAATGCTCATGACGGCTTCGGCTCGCACTAAACCGGTCAACTCTCGACTCTTGCCGAAGGCAGGATTCGATCGAAAGGGATCAGTTGACATACGAGGTCGACTTGCACTAACTGGTATGGTTAACCCCAACCAGGCAAGGCTTCCAGACCGTATCGGATTATCTAACCCTCTATCATTAGCGTGGGAGCTTGTTCCGTACAGCTTTGTTGTCGATTGGTTCATTCCAATAGGCGACATACTGGACGCAATGACTCCCCCGCTAGGGTTAGATTTCGTTGGTGGCTCGTGTACATTTCACTATGAAGGTGAACTGTATTCCCGGATTCTTCCGACTCCGGGATCTGAGGAGGTAACTCCCGCTGAGACTACATACCGTGTATTTAGTCTCAATCGCACGAACTATTCGGAGTGGCCCAAACCTGGGCTCTTCGTGACGTCACCATTCACCCCTGGACACGGATTCTCCTCTTTGGCGCTTGCATTACAACGCATGTTCCGTTGAGGGGATGATGGTGGGCAATTCCGCCCACTATCGCTTTACTGAAAGAAAAGGCTAAATATATGCCTCAACTCCAGAACCTGGTCCTCACAGACCGGGCCGCGACACCTGTCAATCACACCTTCACTCCCCGAGATATTGTTTCGGGGCTGGGGACTGTGACTGAATCTTCGGGTGTCCCGATTGGCGAAAATCGTGTGCAGGTTGCGCTCGTCAAGACGACGTCTGGTCGCTACAAGGGGACGCTGAAAATGCAACTCCCTGTAGTCCAGACTGAAGTGATCAATGGGATTTCGGTCCCAAAGGTCATCAGGACAGCGTATGCCGATCTTACGGTCACGTTCGATGGAAGTTCCACCGAACAGGAACGTAAAGATGCGATCGGTATGTTGGCATCTGCCTTGGATTCTTCCAAGGTTCTTGTCAACGATGCGTTCGTCAAGCTTCAGGGCATTTACTGACGTGTCGCGTGTCGGCTTGCGCCGGCCCGTGGCAACTAGAGAGACCTCATCAGTTCCTCTAGCGTTAATATTTGCCCTCAGTGCGATGATCGTATTGGCAGTGTTTGCATTAGCAGCACTGTTTCTATCAACCATGACTGGAGATAGATATGCTTTCTCGAAAGAAGCATACCCGCCGCACACGATTGAAGCGTCCGATGGACGCCAACCGGTCGGTACCCGAGACCGTGACTTACGACGCGATCCGTTTGATCCAGGAAACCCCCGACAGGGGCGACAGGAAACTGTCGTACCTCAAGGAAGTATTCCTGACCAAGTTCGTATCTTCTGATACGGACCCAGCAGACGTCCGTCGTCAGAGAGCCATCAATAAGTGGCTCTCTGTTGAGCGTGAAAATGAAGCAACCAACGATAGGTTACTCACATTAGAGGAAGGTTACAATATTCTTCCTCGAGTAACTTGGAGTGAGTTTCGTGGACATGCCCAACGTCTCGTCACCAAGGTTCTTGGTGAGACAGTTCCTCTAACTGCTCTCTTCGGAGGGTTTAGTGGGGGTGCTACAACGACAAAGTCGCGTACTGAGAGCCATCCGGCTCAAAAGTACCTTGGGAAAGCAGGAATCACATCTGCCGCGGTTAAATGGTTCGACACAATACGTGAAGAATCTTCCGCGTGGATGGCATTTTCTCAAGAGTTGGAATTCGTTCCAATTCAAGGGAATATGCTATTCACAGTCCCCAAGTCCACAGAAATTGATCGGGTTGCTGCAAAGGAACCCGATCTTAACATGTACCTTCAGAAGGGTGTGGGTAACCACATCCGAAGAAGGTTGAAACACGTAGGGATTAATCTTAATGATCAGTCCAGGAACCAACGTTACGCCCGTATCGGGTCGATCGATGGCTCCCTTGCTACGCTTGATTTATCGAGTGCTAGTGATAGCCTCTCGATAGAGCTTGTTTCAGCTCTGGTGCCCGATCTGTGGTTCGCCTTTATGGCGGATATTAGATCACCCCACACGTTAATAGATGGGGAATGGCATCAGAATCACATGTTTTCCAGTATGGGTAACGGTTTTACGTTCGAGCTTGAGAGTTTACTCTTTTGGGCTATCGCACGTACTGTCCGGGACTTAACTGGATTCTATGGAGTCGTATCTGTTTATGGAGACGACATCATTGTCGAAACCGG